CTGAAGTTGCAGGCGCTTAATCTTAAAGGAGAAGAATAATGGCAAACATTAATGAATTCAAATCTCGACTTAAAGGTGGCGGTGCAAGAGCTAATCAGTTTAAGGTAACTTTACCTTTTCCTGGTTATTCTTCAGTTGGTGGTGAAACATCTGACTTATCATTTCTTTGTACTGCAACAACACTTCCTGGTCAATCACTTGGAATGACAGAAGTAAACTTCAGAGGAAGAGTACTTAAAATGACTGGCGACAGTAGAACATTTGGTGATTGGACAATGAGTGTGTTAAATGATACAGACTTTAAAATCTATAAAGCTTTTGAAAGATGGATGAATGGTATGAATAACATGACTGATAACGAAGGTCTTACAGACCCTAACGATTATCAAGTTGATGGATTTATCGACCACTTAGACAGAGATGGTAAATCTATAAAGCAATATGTGTTTAGAGGTTCATTCCCAACTACTTTGGGTGATATTCCATTAGACTACGGTACTAATAATGCTATCGAAAGTTTTGATGTAACACTATCTTACCAGTACTTTGAAACAGATACAACTACATAATTTTTAACAAGTTATAAGGACAATATAATATGGCGAATTTACTTGGATTCCAAATAACGAGAAATAATAACGATTTAGGGAAGCCGGCAGAAGCGAAACAAGCGTTTACTGTCGCCTCCCCTGATGACGGTACAACAACTATATCCGCTGGCGGTTACTTTGGCCAATACTTGGATATGGAAGTTACTGCCAAGAACGACATTGATTTAATCAAAAGATATCGTGAAGTGGCTCAACACCCAGAGTGTGATATGGCTATTGAAGATATTATCAATGAAGTTATTATTTCAGATGAAAGAGATGCTTCGGTGTCTGTATCGTTAGATAAACTCATGATATCAGATAGCATCAAGATGAAAATTCGTGATGAATTTGATGAAGTTCTGCGTTTGCTTAACTTTGATGAAAAAGGTCACGATATTTTTAGACGATGGTATGTTGATGGAAGAATTTACTTTCACAAAGTTATCGACCCGAAAAGTCCACGAAAAGGACTAACTGAAATAAGATACATCGACCCACGAAAGATTAAGAAAGTTCGTGAAGTCGCTAAAAAAAGAGATAATAAAGGTAAAGGCGTTGAGATGATAGAAACCACGGCAGAGTGGTTTGTCTATAATGAGAAAGGAATATCCTCAGCCAACTCAAATGCTGGCCTAAAAATTGCTGCTGACTCAATCACCTATGTAACATCTGGTGTAATTGACCAAACTAAAAATATGGTCATGGGGCATTTACATAAGGCAATTAAACCAACCAATCAGTTGAGAATGATTGAAGATGCTGTTGTTATTTACAGAATAGTAAGAGCACCTGAAAGAAGAATATTCTATGTTGATGTTGGTAATCTGCCTAAAGTAAAAGCAGAGTCTTATTTGCGTGATGTAATGGCAAGATATAGAAATAAACTTGTCTATGATGCATCAACTGGTGAGATTAGAGATGATAGGAAGCATATGTCAATGCTCGAAGATTTTTGGTTACCTCGTAGAGAAGGTGCAAAAGGCACAGAAGTACAAACTCTATCTGGCGGACAAAATCTTGGTGAGATTACAGATGTTGAATATTTTCAAAAGAAATTATATCAATCTTTGAATGTACCTATGTCAAGACTGGATTCAGATAATGGATTCAACATGGGCAGGGCCGCAGAGATTACAAGGGACGAATTGAAGTTTACTAAATTTGTTCAGAGATTAAGAAAAAGATTTACTGGCGTCTTTAATGATGTTCTCAAAACACAACTTGTGTTAAAGGGTGTTATCACTATTGAAGATTGGGCCAAGATAAAAGAACACATACAATATACATACTTGAAAGACGGGTACTTTGCAGAACTAAAAAATGCAGAGATACTAAGAGAAAGATTAAGTCTTGCTCAAGAAGTAAGTCCGTATGTAGGTAAGTACTATTCTGTTGAGTATGTAAGAAAGAATATCTTACAACAAACAGATGAAGATATTATTGAAATTGATGGGCAGATTGCCAGTGAGATTAAAACAGGAATTATTGCATCACAAGATATGGGTGATGATATGGATTCCGAACTAAATATAGGAGATGAATAGTTATGTCAAATGAAAATGTAGTAAATATGGTAGATTCATTAACAGGCGGCGACAATGTTGCAGCTCAAGATGCATTTAAAAGTGCATTGACTGATAAAATTGGTCAGGCGTTAGATGACAAAAGACAAACTGTAGCAAATGATTGGTTGAATGCTGGTGATAATTTTGAGGCGATAGACGCTGCATCAGAATTGTCTGGTAGTTCAAGTGCTCAAGACGACTTTGATGCTGTTGCTGCAAAAATTGATGCTGATTCTGATGTTGATTTTGAGATTGATGACGACCAAGTAGAGGAAGAGTAAGTGAGCGACCTGTCGTTTAAAAAGTTTACAAGAAAACTTGATGAACGCAGGTATAGTGGGCCAGAAGGTACTTCGGAGTATAAGAAATTATCCCCAAAGATGAAAGCCGCAATCTTAGATTTATATTCTATGATGAATAAGGCCGCAGACCCTCTTATATCAAAGATTGAAGGTATCATTAAACTAGTATCAAAGAAACACGGTGTTAGTACTTACGATATCGAAGATTATTTTGACAACGAATTAATTAAGTAAAGGAGAAACAATGTCATTCGTAACAACAACAATGAGAGATACATCAATTCAAACTGGCTCAGCTAGTGGCGGTTATGTAACAGTTAAGGCAACTTTTGCCAGTGATACTGCGACTAACCTCATTTTAGATGGTGGCGGTTTAAAAGGATTTGTAAACGGTTGTAAGTTAGACCTAGTTCGAGCATGGTGGTCATTTTCTATAGGCAATTATGATACTGATAACAGTAATGATTGCATTATCGAATTTAAATCAACTGGAACTGATGTAGTTGCACTACATCTTTCTGGAACAGGACACTATGACGGTTCTGCTGGTACGATTAAAGGTACTGCTGTAAACACAACTGTTACATCATCAGATATAACTGCTCAAACAAAGACAACATCTGGATTTGTAATTTTAGAATTCAAAAAAGATACTGCTTGGGTTGCATAATAACTCGTGGCGATTAGTAATGAGGTAATTGTTGATAGCACTTCTAAATACATTGTTAAGTCAACAGGTATTGGAAGTGAAACTAATTTGGGAAGACCGTTAGTTGATGCAGAAGAACTTACAGAAGGAACAGATGGTTCAAAAGTAAGTTTAATAGAGTGTTACTATTTAATAGAAGGCACAGGAACATTAACGATTAGCACAGGCAGTGAAGATTTAACTTTGACTGGTAAAGGTAAGTATGGATTACGACCTAATCAGTTAAAAGTTGGTAACGATAAACAATTTAATCTAATAACAGACGAAAGTGTCAAAAGTTATTTGTTAGTAACAGAATTTAGGAGAAATTAATGGCTGATGTTGTAACAAGTCAAACTTTAGTAGATACATCTGGTACAAAGACCACGATGAAATTTACTAATATGAGTGATGGTTCGGGTGAAACACTTGTAACAAAGATGGACGCTAGTGCGTTGACATTTATGACCGAAGATGCGACTAAATCAATCGCTAAAATCTGGTGGAGTATCAATACAACAAATGGTAAATCAGGAGTTGAATTGTTATGGGCAGGAAGCGGTAGTTCAAGTGCGAACTCAACAATAGGATTTTTTAGTGGTTCTGGTTATCATGATTACTATACGGCTGGTAATGCTATTCCTAATAACGCAACACTTACTGCAAATACATCACCAGCTGGCGATGTGTTAATATCAACAAAGGGATTTGTTGCTGGAGATAATTACACAATAATATTAGAAGTAAGATAGATGAGTAAGAGAAAACCTAAAGACCGTTCTTACGAAATACTCGAAAGAATAGTTGGCACTAAGTCAAAGGCGACTTTGGCTGAAGCATTTAAAATGGCATTCGCTGAGAAGTATGATGTCAAGAGAGAAGAAATTAAACAGGGTATAGTCGATAAAGTCTATAACAAAGAAAAGGTGGAAAAATGAAACTAATTACAGAAACAATTGAAGATATCGATATCTTAACAGAAGCTAACTCAAAAGGTGGCAAAGATTATAAGATTCGTGGTGTCTTTATGCAAGCGGACATTAAGAACCGCAACGGCCGTGTATATCCAGTTGGCACTTTGCAAACTGAAGTAAAACGATACACAAATGAATTTATCAATAAGAAAAGAGCTTTCGGTGAACTTGGGCATCCAGACGGACCTACAGTTAATCTTGAAAGGGTTTCACACATGATAACTAGTCTAACTCCAGAAGGTAAAAACTTTATTGGTGAGGCGAAAATAATGGATACTCCTTACGGTAAAATCGTCAAGAACTTAATTGACGAGGGTGCTCAGTTGGGTGTATCTTCAAGAGGCATGGGGTCTATATCTAACGGTACAGTTGGTAAAGACT